AATTAGGTGGAACCTCCAAATAGTAGTATTCTTCAATTTGTTGAATAGTTGGAGTTTTGTTAGATTCAAATAACTTGGTAATGGTTGGAGAACCTATGGTACTATGTCCTGAGTAAATGTAAATTGATTGCATTAAATTAACAAATCATTCGTCTGACTTGTATAATTTCAATTTTTTCTAGGCTATATTAGAATTTGCAAACAAATTCTAACTAGGCCTGATAAATCTGTATCCCGCTTCGCTGTTGACAATTTTTTTAAACTCGGGCTGAAAAATTGAAAATAAATATATTAAAATCAAAGACTATTTATTTTAATGAAAATTAAGGAACTATCTCAAAAATATGAACAATTGTTTGATACCATGGTTACTGTGTCTGGATGGGTCTTATCTGTTAGAACTCAAAAAGACCTAACATTTATTAAGTTAAATGATGGGTCTAATTCTTCAGGTGTTCAATTAATTGTTGACCAACAATTTTCGGAATTAGAAAAAGTTAATACTGGTTCAAGTATTAAAGTTTCTGGTTTGCTCGTCAAGTCCCCTGCTGTTGGACAACCTTTTGAAATTCAGGTTAAATCTGTTCAAGTATTAGGCTTAGCTTCACTTGATGATTATCCTCTAGCAAAAGGTAAACTTCCTCTTGACTATTTGCGTTCATACGCTCATCTTAGACCTAGAACTTCTTCATTTGGTAGCATTTTTAGAATTAAATCATCAATTAGCGATGCAACACATCAATTCTTTAGAAATAAGGGATATCTTCATTTGAATCCAAATATTGTAACAGTAAATGAATGTGAGGGTGGTGCAGGTGTTTTTCAATTAACTGAACACGATATTTCTGACTATTCTAAACTACCAAATATTAAATCAAGTACTAAACACGATTGGTCGCGTGACCATTTTGAAAAACCTGCTTATCTAACTGTAAGTTCACAACTTCAATTGGAAGCATTGGCTTGTTCCCTTGGTTCTGTTTATACAACTAATAAAAGTTTTCGTTCAGAACATTCTACAACTAACAAACATCTTAGTGAATTTGAACATTTAGAAATAGAAGATGTATTTATTACTATTGATGATTTAATGCAAGTAGGTGAAGATTATATTAAGTTTGTTGGTAAGTGGATACTTGAACATAACTTAGAAGATATTAATAATCTTAGTAAATTTGTAAGTAAAGGTTTACTGGAGAGAATTCAAACTATTGTAGATGCTAAATTTAATCGAATTAAATATTCTGAAGCTATTGAAATTCTTAAAAAAGCAACAACACTAACTAAACCAGTTGTTTATGGGGAAGATTTATGCTCTGAATTTGAAAACTATTTAACTGAACATTTTAAGGGACCAGTTTTTGTTTCTCATTGGCCAATTGCAATTAAAAGTTTTTACATGAAACAATGTGATGATAATGAAACATGTGAAAATTTCGATTTATTGATGCCATATAAAGTTGGTGAATTAATTGGTGGTTCAATGCGTGAAGATAATCTTGACAAAATGCTAGAAGTTATGAAAAAGAAAGGAGTAAATCCTGAACCTCTACAATTTTATTTGGATCTTAGACGATTTGGTACTGTACCTCATGGTGGTTTTGGTTTGGGTCTAGATAGAATGTGTATGATGTTTACTGGAATGGAAAGTATTAAAGATGTTGTTGCATTCCCAGTATTCTTTAAAAATTGTAACTATTAAAAAAATTGATACCTATTTACTTTATATTATAAATTGAATATACTTTAATGTCAGTATCTTTACAAGCATCAGATGAAATAGTTATTACCTATTTGAAAAGTTTATGGAATAATCCTAAACCTTCTAGCGGATCATTAATTCAAACTTTGATTGATAATAAAATTATTGGAAATCCACAAACTTTAACTAATGAAGTCCCAGCTGTTCAAGAACAAGTTGAAGTCCCAGCTGTTCAAGAACAAGTTAATGAAGTCCCAGCTTTTCAAGAACAAGTTAATGAAGTCCCAGCTGTTCAAGAACAAGTTGAAGTCCCAGCTGTTCAAGAACAAGTTGAAGTTAATGAAGTCCTAGCTGTTCAAGAACAAGTTAATGAAGTCCCAGCTGTTCAAGAACAAGTTAATGAAGTCCTAGCTGTTCAAGAACAAGTTAATGAAGTCCCAGCTGTTCAAGAACAAGTTAATGAAGTCCCAGCTGTTCAAGAACAAGTTAATGAAGTCCCATCTGTTCAAGAACAAGTTAATGAAGTCCCAGCTGTTCAAGAACAAGTCCCAGGAGAAGTTGCTGAAGACAATTCAGAAGAAGATTCTGAAGTCCCTAATATTGAAATAGATATGAAAGACAAAACTAAATTTAAAACCCAAGTAAGAGAAAATTTAAAGAAAATTCGTGAGATTGGATTTAGAGTTTACCACAACGTAGGTCTTGAAAAAGAAGTTAATTTGAATCCAAGTACTGTAACTAATAATGAAATCAATCAAGTTTATAATTTTAAAGCAGGAACTGGTCTATCAAGAAATAGTTTAATGAAAGATATTTGTAGATGTACTATTTTCCCTAAATATAAATCGGGAGATGTTACCAAGCCTGAAAATTTCAGATATTTAGTTAATCACCACAATGCAGTTAAAATTATTAATAGAATATGGTGTATGGAATTGATTCAAAAGTGTGGTAAAAACATTCCTGATAATCAAATTTACAAAGCAAATTTGGTGAAATCATTTTCTGGTTCTATAATAAACACCGCTGTTTCCAACACCCAAAGTATTGATAATGTGGTTTTAATTGATATTTCACGTGCATTTGATTCTCTTGAATGGGATGTATTAGAAAATCTATTACTAACTAATCTAACTAGAAAAATTAATTCAGAAACTGCAAAAGAATTAGTTGAACAATACATGACAATTATTAAAAATCGTGAATTGTATTATAATGGACATTTAATTGAGATTTCAAAGGGTATTCCAACAGGTTTACCAAGTTCAAATCTGGTATTTACATTGGCTCTTGAAGAAATTTTATTCAGATGGTTAAATGAAACTGGATATAAAAATGATAAAGATTTTATAATGAATGTATATGTGGATGATATTTATCTTAAAATTAAAAATACTTCTGAAGTTAATAATATTGTAAATAGTTTGATTAAACAATTGAGTACATATCAATTAAATATTAACAAAATTAAATCTAAAGCAGATGAATCTCTAAAAATTTCAACAATTAATGTAATTAAAAATACTGATTACTATTTGGGTATTCCATTTACTAGAGACATCAAATTATATGGTCAATTGGTTCTTAATGAATTCAAAACAAATAAAATGAATTTATCTTGGGGTCAAATTTATGATAAATTAAATTCTGAGGATACCCCATATGAAGAGATAAGTATCATTATCGGTTTTATGAATTATAAGTTACGACCATTTTTAGATTTAAATAGTGAATCTAATGAAAATTCAAATACGATTGAATCAAATCGAGAAAAAATTAAAAAGTTCATATTTGATAAGTATGTTCAAAAAGATAGATTTATTATGAATGTTATTTCAACTATAATTGTTTTGATTGCTATATTAGTAGCATTTTTGTCATCACAATCTTAAAAAATTGAATCAAAATTCTTTTATTTATAGTATTAATTAATATAATAAAATAAGATGTATGTGACCAAGAATTATTGTGCCGATTTCTGGTTGAATAATGTTATCGTAGATTGTTGTTCTATTAATTTGGAAAATAATATAGACCAAGAATCACAACAACAAGATAACCCAACATATACATCACAAGATATTACCATAAATAATGATACAAGTTTAAATATGAATGAATATGAAACAAATGAATTATATAAAGATTCATATTCAGATATAGAAAAATTGAATAAAATACATAATCATAATAATAAAATATTATCTAATGAACCAGAAATTAATAGAGGATGCGGAAGAATTAATTATAAAAATTTCAAAAGAAAAGATACAAGAAACGATATTGGAAGAGCAGATAATAAACAAACAGTTTCAGATTATAGACTGTTTAGTAAAGAAGAAACCTCTAACAATATCAGTGTTTACAAATATTTTGGTACCAATAAATACCAAAGAAAAATGCAAGAATTGCCAAAGACAAGCCGTCTATATGAATTCCGAAAAAGAAAAGTTTTGTTGGATTCATTCGCAATCCCTGCAATAATAACATGAATTCTAAAGGAAAAATTGAAAATTATGTATATTCCGTAATTAGTTTATTAAATAATGAAAAAACTAAAGGAAGTTAAAAATTTACATGGAATTTTTATAGATTCGATTACCGAATTGGATGCAAAACTGCAAAATCAATTCAAAAAAATAAAACAAGAATATCATCAAAATGTAATTAATGAAAAGTATAAATTACTTGTTGATATATGTAATGGAGAAGGATTGGATTTTGAAAAACTAAAAGGTAAATATTTAAAATCAAAAGAATTAAATTTAGTTCAAGATGAAGAAGTAGTAAAAGAAAAAGTAGAAATAGAAGAAGACCTATTAGACAAGATAGAAATTAATGGTAAAGAATATTATTATGAAGCAAAAGAAAAAGGTATAGTATATGATTTGAATTCAAAACCAGTAGGTGTTTATAAAAATGGTAAAGTAATTTTCAATTAATTAATTGGATTAATCTTAAAACTGCTTTTTTAGACCATTGTAATTTTTTCATATAAAAATTTATTTTATCATCTGATAATTTTTGACTTTTAAATTGGGAGAAGAAATCACTAAAGTCATCATAACCTCCAAATAATAGGTTATCTTTATTATTCATTTTATTAAGATATATTTGTGGAAAAGTGTCAATTTGGTCTGTTTTGTAGTTATTTTTTTGTGTTTGATTTACCCAAATTGAATTGTTTGGTATATTATTGTTTTTAATGAGTTTGTCTAATGCAATTGAGTATGGACAATTTTCAAGAAGAATAATTTTTAAAAAATAATTGTTCATAAACCAAATGTTATATTAATATTTATAAATTTTATATTAAATATAATTAAAGATTATTTTCTATTTTGAACTAATAATGACAGGAGGATTAATTCAATTAGTAACAACTGGAATTCAAGATTCGCCGATTATTGGAAATCCAGAAATTACTTTTTTTAAAACAGTTTATAGACAACATACTATGTTTTCGTTGTGTCAAAATGATAGGTTCATAGGTAATTTGGAATTTGAAAAAAAAGGAAGTAAAACAATAGAGAAAAATGGAGATTTATTATATAATCAATATTTTAAATTAGAAATTCCTTATTTTGAGATTGTAAAATCAGTTGTTGATAGACAAGAAATTGATTCTGGATATAATATCAATCAATTAGATGTTACATACATGAATACAAATTGTGTTGTTGTATATGCGGAAGATAATTGGTATATTATTCCAGAAAATTTATTTAATTTATCATTTGATAAAGTATTATTTCAAATTGAGTCAACTTTATTGATTCCTAATTTATTACCTGAATATATTAAAGAAATTGATATAGGTCACCATGTGACCTTATACCAAATTGATGATAATCAATTATCTTCAATTATTAGCATCTTGAGAGTTAATTCTAATTATTGGGAACAGTTATGGTTAAATATAGCATCAACAACTGCAGATGTAAATTATTTTAGTAATTTGGTGACTGTAAATAGTTCATATAACAATTTATATCAAAAATATAAATTTAGAATTTTTACTGTTTATTATATAAGAAACTTTTTTGAAAAAAATATTTATAGTTTTGATTTTAATCAAGAAATAGCAGGTGAATCTAAAAATGAGATACAAAGATATTTAGAATATGTAAATAACATTGATTTTGCATCACAAGAGAACCAAGAATTTGATATAGATACTGTTTATCAATATTGTAAAAACAACTTCTTAAAGTTTGAAGACTATAGAGATTTAGCACTACCATATAATTCATTAATTATATTAATTATGTTTAATTTGATTTTCTCTTCAACTGATAATATTTTTAGTTTTTGGAAAAAATATAATTTAGGTGAATTTAATAATATTGAAACCAG